GTTGTTTACTTTTCTGCAATTTCACGGTGCTAGTCACCGTAAAAACGGGGCCGAATAAACCTTCTAGTACTAGTTTGTTCGTTTCCGTACCATCCAAAGTTCCGGTCAGACCGAAACGGTACCTTGCATTAACGCACTTGTCCATCATAGTGCTTAACGACTTTGCTTTAAAAAGATGTACTTCATCACCGAAGACGGTATCGAACTGTTCGAACCATTCGCCGTCAAACTTATAGATTGACTGCCACGTAGAAATAATGATTCGTTTGTGAGTGACTTTCTCTTTACCCGAGTAGATACGGTGGCAGTACTGTTCCACATCATATCCATAATCATCGAAGTCTTTGTACATCTGTTCCACAAGAGAGGTAGTAGGTACAATTATTAGTATGTTACCTTCTGTAGCCTCTAACGCATAACGCATTAGGTTATAGATGATGAACGATTTACCGCTTCCTGTAGGCGACAGGAGAAGACAACGGTAGTTCTCAATACCGTGTGCAATTGCTTTGTATTGATAATCCCTTGGTTCGTATGGACTATCGAGTGACGATAGGAACTTGACTAGAGTTGGGTGGTCGATGTCATCCTTTGCGCTAGGGATACCATAGACTTCGTGTTCAAGTATCTCTAACTGATAGAAACGGTCTGCGCAAAAACGACGTAGGTGAGTGTATAACCCCACGTGCATTTGTTTGGTTACCATGTTGTATAGACGAACTTTACCGTCCCAAACCTTACGTTTGAACGCTGGCATGAACTTGGCGCCAGGAACCATAAATGCGAAATACTCACGAAGTTCTGATTCCTGAGCAGGATGAGACTCAACCGCGAAGAAGCTGTGGTTGACCATCCGTATTCGTATCTTGTTGTCTACGTTCATAAATCATCTGCGCCAGTTCAATAATATCGACATCGGGATAATGTCCCATAGTCTTTAAGTAATTTGCTTTACTAATATCTTCATCTTCAAACATCTATTTATCTCCCAAATAACTATCAATTACCTGCCTCGAAGGCTCTCCATCGGATCATGTTACCGATTGTTTGGTGGCGCCATTTCAGACTATCCACGATCTCTTTCAGTGTCTCCACCAAAGTTTTATAATATGCGATCTTCTCTTCAGACTGTTGAATTTCTGGGTCTGCGTCGTAGTATAAGTCCATATCACCCTTGAGTACCTTGAGTCCATTAAATGGATCTAAGTCCCAACCAGTGGCTCGCAATTCCTCTTCGTCCATCTTGCCGTTGTAGTATAACCATTTTTGTTTGAGTATAATCTTTTGTTTGTTTTCACAACGTATGAGTTGTAGCTTCGCTAGAGAATAGTACTGTAAATACTTTGCATGTAACGTTGGCGTGCCTCTAGACACTTCGTCTAGTTGGTGTTGGGGTATGGTGCAGTCTTCCGACCATTCTTTGAGAACAGTATCTAATGTGATCATAATATAGTGCCTTATTAATGGAAATTATTCTATTATATCACGGGTCGGTGATATAGTCAATACAATCTTTCCAGTACTCCAAATCATGTCCTAGGACATAGGACAGTGTCATTCTATAACAATTTGTTCTAGCCGCATGGTACACTACGTCGCCAGAACCATACGCGCCAAAGTGTCCAGCCTTCATGTTCCAACCTTTTTGGTCTTGTATAGTGACCAGTTCTTTAGTCTTGGGGTCAATGAACCGGAACCATCCATCTCCGGTTTCCGACCAAGTCAGTATAAGGTTGTGTTGTGAAGCGTTAGCATTATTGTGCCAACCAATAAACCCGCCGGGCGGATACAGGGTAGACAATGCACTACTACCTAAACCGAGTTCAGTTTTAAGGTCTCGGTCTAGTTCCGAATATCTCCGAGCATAGGTATTTATGTCTGGGCCATCATAGAATTCTGGTTTGATTGGATGACAGACCGAGTTCTCAGCAGCACCGCCGTGTTTCGTACCCATGTCAACGATTCGGCGCATCTCATTTTCACCAGTGTAATGATCTGCCATGCCTAGTTGTTCTCGTACGAGCATCCTGTTGGATTCCTCGGGACGGTACATCTCTCTGTATGTATAACGAAATCTTTCTAGAATCTCAAGCACTCTGGGATTCTTTATTTCAAATTTTTCTAGACTCATAGAATATCGAATTCACTAAACCTAAATGTCGCATCAAAAGTAATAAAGGAGGTATCCCCCGATGTTGAGGTGAACTCTATCCCGCCAATCTGTGTAGGTATGCAATTTCTATATCGAATACTCTTATTGGGATTGTTATGACTGGACAGTATAATCAATGTTATATCATTATATAGTTTGGAACTGTCAGTTTCAGATATTGTTCTTTCCATCCAAGATTGCATTTCTTTGTATGCGGTCATGTCTTCATCAACAATCAGATTAATTGTTAATTCTGAGTATGATATTTTAGAACCTATAAGCGGAAACGACATAAGTTTAGGCAGGGGTAAGTCTAATGCATCAACATTTGCGCCGGGATGTGCCACGCTTTGTGCAAAGAACTCTAAGTTAGCGTAGTTATCTTTGTTGATAACGACTCGGAACCCACTAGGCTGCAAGAAGTTTTTATTTGGTGTCAGACTCATGATCTATCCTCTATTAAGACCCTTCTATTTATATGTGCCATAAATGAAGGCCAAAAAAAAGGGACTCCGAAGAGTCCCCAAAATGATCGTTAAAACGATTCTTTTTATATCTTATGCGAGGATGTTGTCGACGCGGAAGATACGGTAGTACTGGTTAGTACCGGCAGCAGCAAGACCATTGGAAGCAGGTGAAGCACCTACGAATGGGTTAGACGCCATACCATAACGAGTCTTGAACCCGATACGTGGTTGGAAGTCATTCTCACCAACAGCTTTAACCATCTGTAATGGAACGTATGGGCAGTAGAATACACCTGCGTCATATGCGTTAGTGCCCTTGTAACCTACAGTGATGTAGTCAACAGCAGCATATGGATCGATGTAAACTTTCATACGACCATTGATAGTACCAGCAAAAGTGTTACCAGTGTCATCAACCTGAAGGTTTGTAGACATTGCTGGAGTGTAATCAAGCATACCAGAAGCAGCAAGAGCAGTAGCAACGTCAGAAGAACAGATAACTACGTTACCCTTACCACGACGTGTTTCTTTAGCAATTACGTTAGCTTCACGATCCAACTGAACAACTAGACCCTTGAACTTCTCAGCAGACCAACGTCCGTCAGCGTCAGAAGAAAGGTCGAAGATGCCAGGAAGAGCAACGTTAGACTGTTGTGCACCAAGTTTGGCTTGTGAGTTGATTGTACGAATTACTTCACGGTTGATTTCCGCTAGGATTTCAGTTGAAAGAATGTTCGCTAGTTCTGTTTCTGCGTCAAGACCGTGAATTGCTTTCAAGTCTTGTGCTAGTTCTAGAGAGTATTCTGCTTTCAATGCACGTGATTGCGCAGTTACTGTAGCCTTCTCAATAGTGAAACCCATCTCTGCGAATGCACCACCAGTGTTGCCAAGTGCTTCAGCCAGGTTAGTGTCGATTGCCTTACCAGCAAGGTCAGTGTCGCGAGTTGATGCAAGAACACCATCCCAACCAGAAAGACCAGAACCGTCAGCGTCCTTAACAGAACCGTCGCCAGAGAAACCAGTTTTAGCTTCGTCGAAGAATGCTTCTGGTTTAGCAGTAGAACCGCCTTCGTAACGTGATTTCATCGCGAAGATGAGACCAGTTGGGCCTGACATTGGCTGAACGCCACATACGTCATATGCCATTAGGTTAGGCATTGCACGACGTACTAGAGAGATCAAAACTGGATCCCAAGTACCGATAGAACCAGTGCTGTTACCGGCAGTTTCAGTTAGTGAACCGAAACCAGCGTGTTGAGCACGTTCTTCCATCATTGCTTTTTCTTGGTTTTCCAAGATTGCAGCAGTTACTGCACGGCGTTGATGATCAACGATTTTGCCCGCAGATTCTTCGTTAAGAACTGGAGCCCATTTTTCAATTAAACGATCGAAAGATTGCATTGTTTTATTCCTTATTTTTTAGAAGTTTTACGTAGAGCATTGATGTAGCCTTCCATCATAGATGAAACTTCTACTTCTTCGTCAGCATCCGTTGATGCTGATTCTTCGATTTGCTCTGGGATTTCTTTAGAAAAGTATGATTCCTTGATAGTAGCGATTTTCTTAGCGAAAGATTCTTCGCAATCAAAATCTACTTTTTCAACGAGTTCTTTTAACTTTTCCGCTTGGGTGTCTGCAAGACCACGTGAAGCTTCAGCAATAATAGTATTACGCTTGTAAGTTTCAAGTTCTTCTGCAAGTTGAATTGCGTCGCCAGTAGTAGAGTTTAGTTTTTCTTCTAACTCTTCAACTTGTGATGCTAATTCGTCAACTAGGTCAACCTTGGAGTCTGGAACGTCAACATAAGATTCTACGAATAGATCTCTCATTGATGACATAAAGTTTTCTGCGATCTCGGTACGTAGACCGTTTTGAATCGCTAACTTGTTATCTTCCATCCAAGTTTCAACTACATAGTTTAGGTAAGAGTCCACTTTTCCTACGAGGTCAGTCTTGATAGACTCAACTTCTTCAGATAGTTCTTCTTGATATTGTTCTTCGAGACGTGCAACTTCTTCGGACAACTTGCTTTTAACAGCAGCTTCGAAAATGATTGCAGTTTTCTCTTTGAACTCTTCGGATAGAGTTGCTTCGCCTTCGACGATAGCCGCAAGAGCAGACTTAGTGTTAGTCTCTTCTGCTACTAGGTCTTCTAGGTCAACACCTTCACATACCTTGGCGTAAGCTGCTTGCAAGTCAGTCTTCTTCATTTTTGAAGCAGCCTGATACATTGCATTCAACATTCCCGCTTTGGTTTTTGGTAAAGAAGTTTTGGTGGTCGCATCTGCCGCCTTATCTACAGAAGCGATTGAGTCGTCTTCTGAAGGTAGTTTGGTTTTTGAGGCCGCAGAACCTTTAGGCTCTGTTACTTCACCGAGAGTTTCCTCCACGATTTCGTTAGTATCAACATCAGTATCGCGGATTTCAACTTCGACTTCTTGTTTAAGATTAGTCATAGATGACTCCTTATAGTTTAGATTTGATTAACGAGAGGAAATTCTTAAACTCACGAATCTGCACTTCTGGACGAATTGCAGCGGGTGCTTTTTTGATTTCAGTCTCTATCTCTTCAATTGCTTGAGGTGTAAGAACACCATTATTCCAGATCCAATCTACGCCTTCCATTATACCATTAACGAAAGCATCAGGCGCACTTGGGTCTTGTACTATATCGATAGTACTAAGAATAAAGTCGTCTTTGACGTAGTTCACGCCATTTCTTGTCTCAAGACTTCCCATACCACGAGTTGACACGCCTAGTTGAACACCACCTGCGAGAAGACCTTTTACAATCTTTCCCATCGGAGTATCCAATATTTGTGCCCTTCCAATCACATTATTACCTTCTAATTTAAGATCAGTAATAAGGTGTGAAACTTTGTCCAAGTTAACAGTTGGGCCTTCAGGATGATTTAACTCACCTACAGCGCGCTTCTTACTAACTTGTTCCGTAACGTACTTGTTTACCGCTCGTTCCATAATGGCTTTCGGGTAGACACGTCCGTTTCTATTCTTTTGATCAGCCTGTGCGAATACACCTTCAATAACATAGTTCTTCTCGCCATTTTCTTTGGCTTCAACAATGCATTCCAGATCCGTTTCTGTAAATTCGCTTATCAGCTTCATTTCATTTTTCCTAAGGCCTTTAAGACCTGTTTAGCAGTTGACTCTGCTTCCTTTTGCGTTTTGAAAACATCCACTCGGTCACCATCAATTACAAGCTCGAATCCTTTCGAATTTTTGGTGATAGTTACCGGATAACCACCCATCTTCATAGCGAAGACTTTATTTTCTCTTAATTGATTAAATGTTTTCATTGTGACCTCTTTCGTATTATTTATACAAAAAAATGTTTTAAGAGTATAAACTCTTCGTACTACCCCATTTTTGTTCGGCATATATCTTGCCATTACCTACATATGGCGTAGATCTTACAGAATAATGACGGGGGATAGTGTAGTAAGAAGGCCAGATAGTCAACTTATGTTTCTCTTTATCAGGTACAAACTGAGAAAGGAATTCATTTCCCGTGGATTGCCACGGTTTCAGACTGAGTTGATCCGGAGTTAATTGATGTAATGTATCTATCAATAATTTAACGAAGGTATTTCCCGCATTACACGCTTGCACCGGAGATATCCAATTCGGTGCAAGATGTTCGTCCCTATCATTTTCGTATATTGAGTATGCATAATCTGGAGGACTTGTGAATACCTCGTCCATATTGTGATAGCATATCGCATCCGCTGGAGGTAGAAATCCGCCGTCTTCATACAACAGTTCGTATCGTATAAGATCGGCAACTCCTGCCCAAACCTTCTCAACATAATACTTGTCGATAAGATGTTGATTGTGCCACGTGCGTGACTTTAACATCTCATCTGTAAATATACTATAATCCCAATCCGGATGTTTTTCTTTCCAACTAGGCATCCACTGAGTAGGTGGTTCATATGGGCCAATCCATATATGAACCATCTTCTTAGTCAAGTTCATTAGTCGAAGTCTTCTTCTTCATCGTCGGCCCAGGCGGCCCCGGCGGTTTCTTCAGAATCCGACACATCATCTTCATCGTCTTCATACGGTGTTTCACCATTAAAGATTTGACCCGCGACGGCTATTTTTTCTGCGTCCAAAGTGGATTGCACTTTATCCGACAACATATCATTAAATAGTTGTTCTGCCGCTGTGAAGTTTCCGGTTTGTAGAGCATTGACGAAGTCTAAACCCATATCTGTTGTATTATCTAATTCACTCATGTTATACTCCTAAATCATCATCGCCACCAGATTTGGCGTTTTCCGCTTCAACCTGTTTACGCATAGTTTCGATGTCTTCATCATTAAACATCATTACATTTTTCATAACCCACTCGCGTGAGAAATATTCGCCCACATACTGTGAGATCTGATCCATAGTTTGTAGACGTTCCCGCAATAACTCTGCGTCCTTCAACTCAGAGAAATGA